CAGCTTTAACACCTGCTCCACCAACAAACCCTAAACCACTGGCCCCTCCAACTATGCTTCTTTTGTTATCGTTCTGAAGATGTTGTCTAACTTCTTCTTTTGTTGATCCTTGTTTTTTATTATTTATCATGTTTTTATTATTTAATCCATTTAGATTTACCTCTCATAACTTGAATTATTTGGTCAAGTTTAATGTTTGATAATCTTATTTTAGCATTTCTTAACTTAGCACTTCTTTCTTGTTTAAATCTTCTTACAACGTATTCTTGAACTCCAGAACTAACCGATAAAATAGAGTGTATTATATGAGCATATAAAGCTTCTTCAGCTAGTTTAGGTATTCTAGCATCAAGATCATAAGCATTACCATCAGATATATATTGCAGTAATATTAGTTTATTAGCTAAATTACTAGTAAAACTAAACGTGCCTTTTCTTTCATCTATTTTAAACCAACCGTTTTTCTGACTAGTCTGTGGTTCTAATCCATATCTTTGACCTAACGCACCATCTGTGTAGTTGCGATCTAAAACATTAGCGTTGTTTAAATCATTATTAAAACCTCCGCTTATATATCTAGGGTTTGTTTTATTCCATGTAGGGTCAATTTGCGAAGTTACTTCTGTGTTAGCATCGTTACTATCTTGTATAGGGTTACCAGTATCATCTTGAGAAAATGTATAATAAGGGCTTTGATTTAAATTGTTTGTAGGATATATAGGGTGTAAAACACCTAACTCATCAACCCATGATAATTTAACATAGTTAACATAGTCTTGAGGTATAGTTAAACTTAATGTAGAAGGTACTGTTAATTCACTAGATTTAACACTTTTTAAGGTATCATAACTAAACTCTTGTAAACCACGCCTAGCGTGAAATATTACGTCAGTTCTTTTTACACTTGGTATAAGTTTTCCAGCTCCAACATATGCAATTAAAAAATTATCAATAACATCATTAAGCCTTGTATATTCATATCCACCAAAATTATTTTCTTTAACATCTTCGTTTAATTCTATTTTTACGTAAGTGTTAAGCGTTAGCGAGCCAATTATAGTTATAATGTTTGGTGTAGACATTTGCCAAGGCGTTAGTCTACGTAGTAAAACATTAATATTACTTACACCACCTGTTGGTAGGTTTTGGCTAAGAGTTAAAGCATCTACACCAGTATTAGTTGTAAAACTTACTATACTACCTAAAAATACATTTGTAGAAGCATTAAATACACCTATAACATTACCACCTTCAGAAGCTGTAGAAGATACTATATTCAATATTGGTTGAGCTTGAGCATTTGCGCCACTAACAGCAGCAACAACATCTGTTGAGTTAGGTGTTAATTCAGTCCATACTTGAGCGTTAGAACTTAAAAATACTTTAAAATTATTTAAATTATACCCATTAGTTGCTTGATCAGAGTAGTTACCCGTACCAACAACTAATTCTGTATCAAATGTGCTTGTAAAAGTTTGATTAACAGCGGTTGCCGGTACTGTAAACTGCTGTGAACCAGCGTAATATTGTCTGTTAGTTTCGGTTATTAAACCACCATTAGGTATAGGCATATTCTAGCTTTTTTGATTTTGTTGTTCTTGAGCTACTTGTTGAGCAGCAACTTGTATTATAGTGGGATCTTTTACCACTACTCCAGCATATAATAAAATTTTTAAAACTATTTCAGTTTGCTCAGAGTCATGTAATTCAAAGTTTAGTGATGTATCTGGGTTATATACGTAAGCATTACCAGATAATGTAAAGTTCCACACTGGATCTATCGGTTTTCTTATATATGTTGCTTGAACACCAGATTGAATACTTTGAGGATATACAAAAAGTTTTTGTTTTTCGTAAACATAAATAGGATACGTGGTTGTAGGTGCTGTTAATTTAGAGCTTAATAAGTGATATAATTCACCTCTATCAACTCTTTCTAGTTCTTGCGTTGGTAACGCTCCAGCGCTATATATAACTGTACCTAATCTATAAAAATCATCTTGCACGTTGACAATAAATATATCTATTACAGCAGCTGGTGCAACGTTTAAAGTTATTGTTGTTCCGTTTATACTGTAAGCTGTAGTTGCTACGCCATCTAAATAAACAGTTGTAGTTCCACTACTTAACTGATTAGCTGTAATAGTTGTTATTGTGTAAGCTTGTTGATTAATAATTGTTAAAGTATTGAAAGTAGCTTGTGAAGATCCTGATTCCGCAGGTAAGCTAAATGATCCATTAGCGTATGTAGTGTTACCAATAGTTTTAAATATAGAAATTTTTTCATCAAGATTACTTACTCTATCTGCGTAATCTGTATTTGTTTGTGGAATACGTATCTGCTGGTTAAGGTCCTCAAAATACCTTTCAAATATCTCTAATTGAACCTGAGTACCTATTTTATTAAACTCAACAGGTGTCATATAACCTCTCTGTTCTTTATTTAGTATTAATAAAACGGTTTGATATACAGTATTTACGTTTATTGCCATTTTAGTGTTTTAGTTGATAGTGATAAGGGCCACGCAAATGACCCTTCACTATAATTATAGTCACATATTATTGTAACTTTTTCTTAATTGTTTTAAAAACTTCAACACCTTCATCAGTTTTAAACCAAGCGGCTAATGCTGAATAAGGGTTTTCATCAAAAGGTATAGTCATTAGTTTTCTATCATTAGATCCCCAATGGAACGTTCTTTGATCTTGAGCTAATTTTATTATATGTTGCTCTACAGCTCTAATACCTATATTTCTTAAACCTACGTTCTCATCACTTGCTACAGATAAAAATGCTGATGGATTTCTTCTTGCCATAAGTAGTAAATCTCTTCTTAGCTCTTTAGAACTTAATGTAGAGACTTTAGACCCTAGTTCAACTCTTAATACAGCTTCAGCATGGTCTATATCCATTTCTTTTGCTGCAATCATCGCGTCTAGTTCTACATTAATATCTTCAAGTTCATCTTCAGCAACTACCTCAGCTTCCCATTCAGAATATATAATACCTTTTTTAGGGTGATATAGTGATAATAGTTTTTGTAAGTTTTGTTTTTGTTTTGGAACAGCTAAAACACCATCTTCAAATATAATGTGCCCTAGCGTTACCTCTCCTTTTTGTTCTTGTAAAAAAGGTGAGTTCTGATTCGTTGCATATCTTAGTTCTTTTTGTTCCCCTGTTTTTTCGTCAAACCATAGTAATGGATGTCTTCCAGTGTTTTTAGAATTTAAAGTATATGTTAACGGTTCTTTATCGTGTAATAGAAAATATCTTCTATCTTTAATCTCCCATTTAGGGGCTATTGTTTCTTTTGTTTTTGACATGATATAATATAATATAATTAATAAAATAAAGAGTATCTCCGCCCGAAGACGGAGATAAACTTTAAAGCAATCTTATTGTTGGAATAATACGAAATTATTCGCAGCTTGAGTAACCAAACATCTTTCAGATAACCAGTTAACTTGCATCGCATCAATGTTAGTAGTGTAAGCACCACCAGCAGATCCTGTGATCCAGTTTTTGTATCTTCTGTCTTCTGTTTGTGAAGCTCTATATCTAACGTGTAAGAATGGTCTTCTTATGTTAGTACCTAATTGTTGGTCATACACAGTTGATGTTCCAGCAGGTATTAATACACCTTCTATTCCACTTACCGCAACTCCACCTCTTGTAGAAGCATCGTTTAAGTATTTCCAGCTAGTTTTGTAGAAGTCATAAGAACCTCTTCTGAAACCAGAGAAACCTAAATTAAGTGCCATGTCTTCAGAGTTTTCAAATAAACCGTAAGCAGTTCCACCTACAGCTCCACCTGAAATTTGTCCTAACATGTCATCAAAATCTAAATCAAGTCCTCTGTTTAAGAAAAGCATGTTTTCTTCAATAGCTCCTTGAGTATCTAGATTTTTAAGTACTTGATCAAAGTCAGAAATTCCAGTACCAGCCGAGAATCCAGACATTACATTACCTCTTGCTTGGATAGCAGCAAAAAGTCCTTGAGATCCATAAGCGTTGATACCACCTCCAAATCCTTGGATATTAGCAGCGGCTTGAGCAGCAAAACTTACACCTCCAGCTCCACTAGCTAATTCACCTTCAACCATTGCCATTTCTAAGTAATCGTCAAAACGTAATCTTGTCTCAGACTCAGATTTTAGATACCATAAGTATCCTGATGTTCCATCTTCTGTAGCAACTTCTACCCATCCAATTTGTGCCATATCAGAACCATTGATTTGGAATGAATCTTTTATGATAATTGGGTTGTTAGAATATTGAGTAAATGAAGGTTGAATAGACTTGTAAGATCCAGCACCTAAGCCATTATCTACAGGTCCAACAGTTCCTTTAGCAAATATAGAACCATATACAAACATTTTAAGGTTTGCAGCAGCAACTCCTAAAGCATCCCAGTTAGCAGCAGTAAATGGATAAGCAGTAACTATTTGACCTATACCACCTGGTAAACTTGTTTTTACCACACCTTTTAATGTAACACCTGTAGATGGGTTCATTACAACGATAGTATCGTTTGGAAAAATAGCATTTGAAACTCCAGCAGGTAAAGCAAAAGCAAAAGTAGCAGCTCCAGCACCACCTTGTACAACGTTGTTGTAAGAAACATGCAGTCTATTTTGTTCAGACCAAATTACTTGATCAGATGACATTGGCATTTCAGCGCCAACCATTCTAAGGAAACCGTTTAAAGTTCTGTTTCCATATCTTTCTACCTCAGCTTCGTAAACTTCAGGTAGGTATTGCTGAGCAAAGTCATTAGCTCCAGCATTAAATGCTAGGTAATTGTTTTGCAAAGCTAATTGTTGTTGAGAAGGTATAATACTTCCAAACACAGGATTAATTTGTCCCATAATAATTAATTTTGTTTTTAGTTAAATTTTCTTGTTTTAATCTTCAGTTTCGAAGAATCAAGACCGCTTATAGCTTTAACTTTTAATCCACCAACAAATACGTCTCCGGTAGGCGCTGGCCTAACATCCTCGGATATGTTTTTAGACTTAGCAACAAGATCTTTAGTAGCATCGGATTTACCTTGCTCATAAAAATGTTGTGCTATTTTGTCAACGTTTTCAGCGGCATACATAGCTTTGTGATAACCTTTAACATCCTTTACATTACCTTTATCATCTAAGAACTTCTTAATTGTGTTTGTAATATTCGATTGTTTAGTTGCAACTTCACTAGGATTTTTAACACCGTATCTAAATTTCTTTTCACCAACACTGATGTCAAAACCTTTGAAATCATTAGTGAAATAATCTTTAGTATTAGATTTAAAATCCTCATGTTGTTGTTGAGCTGTGTTTTGCTCTTCATTATAGCGATTGAAAAAGTCCATAGCTTTTTGTTGGTCTTGTGTCGTACCAGGTCTCAACTTGATTTCCTCGTAATATTGACTTTTTAAACCATCTAAATGCTTTCGGGCTTTAGCAACCTCTTCTTTATACGCAAGTTTCTTTTTACGAATCTCACGTTCCTCGTCCACTTCTTCATCAAATGAAAAATTATCTTCAATCATGAAGTTAATCTCGCTTGAATCTAAGTGTGATTTGGCTTGTTTGTAATACTCTCTTAATAAAGTATCATTATCTACATTAGTATAGTCAGCGTTTAATCTAACATAATCTTCTAATGTTCCACCTGTTTCTTTCATAAAGTCAACGACTTTTTCAATGTTCTCAGGTAATTTAGCTACCTCTCTCGCCTCTTCAGGCGTGGGAGCAATAACTTTTTCTTCAATCTTTTCACCTAGTTGTACTATTTCTTCTTCAACAACTTCTTCAATAGGTTTTACTTCTTCTTCTTTAATTTCAGAAACTGGGCTGGGCTCTGGTACTTGTTCGTCCACTTTAGGGCTATCTCCGGTTTGTTCTTCCACAACCACCTTCTTTGTTTCTCCGACTTGAATGGCATCTGTTTCTTCTGTTTTAGGTTTTGATAAATCGACTTTGATAATATCGTCTTTTACCAATTGTTTAGGCTTCTTTTTTATTTTAAAAGAGCCTTCTTCTTTTACTTGTTCTGACATAATATAATATAATAAAAATTAATAAAAGTTTATTGCGGTGTAAACTGCTCTAAACCAAATCCGCCTAAGTTATCATTACCAGCTGATTCAAAATCTGTAGGTAATAAATCATTTTGACGTTGTTCAATCATTTTTGATTGTTGTGTTGCTTGTATTTTAGTTCTTTTATCTTTACGATCTTCTATAAATTGTTCTTTTTGTTTGTCTCTACCAATTTGAGCTTGAGCTAATTGTAGTTGATATTGAAACTCTTCAGCCATTAATTGTTTTTTAATTAACGCTTCTTGTTCCATTCTTTGTATTTCAAACTGAGACTTAGCTTGCTCTATTTGTATTTCTGTTTGAGCTAAAGCTTCTTGTTTTTGCACTTCATTTAAAGCAGCCTGTTCAGATTGTTTAATATTTGCCTCTGACTGAGCTTGAATCTGAGCTTGTTGAGCCTTTTGGTCTTGTTGTTGTTTTTGTATTCTTCTGTATTTTAAAACTTGATTAGCTAATGAAGAGTTTTTAATTTCTCTAATATCAATAGCGTCCTCAAGATATATTTGATTTTGTTGTAAAGCCATTTGAATATTTTGTTCAATCATAGCTTTTTCTTCATCATCAGGTTCTAATTCTAAAAATAATCCAAAATCATACAAATGTAAATTTTCAATTTCTCTTAAAGTAGCTACATTAAATTTGCCGATGCTAGATTTTAAAGCATTGCTAGTTAATGCAAATTGTAGCATATCCGCAACTCTTAACGAAACATTTTCACAAGTTCTTAATGTTAAATATAAACTAGCGTTTAATATATGTTTAGTAGCTATGTTTGAAGCATTAGCCGCCATTTTTTGTAAACCAACTAAAGCATTTGGATCTGGTTGACTACCATCTCTTGCTTCATTTAACCCTGTGACATCTCTTATCATTTGTAAATAATACTGATAAGTATTAACTAATGATTGTATTTTACCATTAGCACTTGATGATTGTAGTTCTTGTATTGGTACTTTACCCCTATTAGGATCTCCATCTTGTGTAAGTGATCTACCAACTATAGAACCAGTTTGAAAATACATATTTAATGCTTCCTGTGGATTATAGTTAGTACCATTACCTAAATCAACCTCTGCTAAACCATCTACATCTACAAATACACCATCTGGAACCATACGTTGAATTACTTGTTGTAGTTTTAACGATGTTAATTGTATCATATCTGCAAAACTAGTACATCTACTAACTAATGATTCTATACGACCTTGATATAAATTAGGTGCACATATAGCATAATTCATGTTAACTTTAGTTAAATCACTATTAGGTCTAGTCATGTTTTCTGCAAGTTTCCATTCTAGCATCTGAGGGACACCCATAACCTTAGCTCCACTAAATAAAACCTCTATACTTCTTGAAACTCTATTAAAATTATCGCTTGGCGGTGGATTAAAGTAGTCTGGTTTTTCTATTGTTTTTTCTAAACCACTTTCTGTTCTTTTTATTTTAAAAACTTGGTCAATAAATGTTTTATATTCAAAAAATAATATTTGAACTAAGTCGTTATCATAATTTGGATTAGCTATATACCCATCTCTACCAGGGTATTTAACCATTTTTTTCAGCTCTTGATCAGTAAGATATGGAAACTTCTTTTTAATTTCCGCTAGAGTCATTGACTTTATTTCACCAACATAGTAAATATCTTCAAAATTAGGATCATTAGTATATGAGTATACTAAATTTGCTGGATCAACATAATCTATTGTAACACCTTCTGATTTATTAAAAGAAGTTTTTATTGCTCCAATGCCAATTGTTACAACGTCTTCAACAACTCTTTTGTTTATTAAATTATACTTGTTTAAAGCTAAAGTACTGTTTATAACCTCTTCTTCGGCTATCTCTACAGATTGCTTATAATTTAACTGCATGTGAATCTC